GCGTAGCCGGTCAGGCCGACGTCGTAGCCTTCGGCCAGCAGGTCGCGGAATTCCAGCGCCAGCATCGCTTCGTCCCAGCCGGCGTTCAGCGCCAGCTTGTTGTCGGCGATGATGTAGGCGCGTTTTTGCGTGTCGGTCAGGTGCCCCAGGCGGATGCAGGGCACCTCGGCCATGCCTAGCGTGCGCGCCGCCATCACCCGCCCATGGCCGGCGATCAGCCCGCCCGCGCTGTCGATCAGCACCGGGTTGGTGAACCCGAATTCGCGGATGCTGGCAGCGATCTGCGCCACCTGCGCCTCGCTGTGCGTGCGGCTGTTGCGGGCGTAGGGCACCAGGTCAGAGGTGGCGAGCGTTTCGATTTGCATCGGGTTCCTTTTTTTCGGGTGGGAGAATGACCATCTGCGCGGCGCTGATCTCGGTGCCGCGCAGCGCCGGCAGCGGCACGCCGACGCTGTGACCGCCCTCGCAGGCGTAGAAGGTCGGCAGGCCGTCACGGGTAGCGCCGCGAATCATGGCGTTGATCTCGTCGGCGCCAAAGGCGTCGCGCAGGTCGTCAATGAAGGCGGTGACCAGCGGCATGGCGTGGCGGGCGGCTTTGGTGGCAGATTCGGTCATTCCGCCGTCCCGCCAGCGCCGACTTTCGTTCCGGCCTGCCCGCTCGCCCGCATCCGGCGCAGGGCGTGCGGCAGTTCCGACTTGACCATCCAGCGCAATCGGCGCAGTTCGGCCTCGAGCAGGCGGCGGCGGTCCAGATCGCTGGTCATCACCGCCAGGCGCGGCGCGGTCTGGTCGATGACGCGCTCGATGGCCGCGCGCACGCTGCTGCCGATGCCCAGCGCCTCGCGCTTGACCAGCGCCACAGGGTAGCGCAGCCCCCGGCGCAGGGCCATTTCGAGCTTGATGGACTGGTTCTCGAAGTGCAGGCCCATGGCCTTGTACTTCGTCCGGTTGCCCGGTTCCGTTGCCATGGGCGCAACGTCCGGTTGCGACGCCGTTGCGGTTTCCCGCCCCGCTGTGCCGTTTTCAGCTTGCGGCTGGCCCACAGACCCCACCGCACCCCGTCCGTCGGCGTGGCGCGCGGCTACATCGTCCCGACCGCCCTTGGTTTCGTACCAGCGCTGGATGCTTTTCTCGACATCGACCATGCCGCCAGGCGTCAGCACGATCCGCCCGGCCTGCGCGGCGCGGGTGACGTTGCTTTTGTTGATGCCGATGCGCCGGGCGAAGGCGGCCTTGGTCTCGATCATGGCCGCATTCCGGGCATTCCGGGTGCATTCCACGTACCCGGAATGCCGAAGACCCGCGCCACGACTACAACATTCCGGGCATTCTGGGTATACCCCCCTAAGCGCGCACGTAAGGAATATTGGCGCGGGCGCGCGCGTGAAAATAATGGGCGTGCACGCGTACGGGCGCATACACCCGGAATGCCCGGAATGCCCGGAATGTTCCTGTCCCTGTGCGGCTTCGCGGCATTCCACCTACCCGGAATGCGGGACCGTGTACCCGGAATGCGGGCGGTTTTTTCGGTCATCCGTAGGCGCTCCGGCTGTTTTCGCCGCCATTAAGTGCGTCGGCGAAGGCGATCACGCACTCGGTGACCCACACCGGAATGGCGGTTCCTTCCTTGAAGGCGTAATCGACGCCGGTGGCGTGCGTCGGCGGAAAGACCACGGTGCGCTCCATCGCGGTCTTCGGCATGAAGTTCAAGTCGGGGTAGATCCGCGCTTTTTTCTTTTCCCATCCGACCATGCGGCTCAATGCGCCATGGAATTGGTTGTCCGGCCGCGGCCTCGATTCGCCGTGCGTGCGGCACCAGCGCAAATACGCGGCATAGACGTCGGTGCTGATCGCCGGGCAGACCGGCAGGCCCAGCTCGCCGGCCACCCATTCCAGGGCGAAGCGCATTTCGGACGGCGTCGAGAGCGCGATCAGCGCCTGCTTGGCCTCGGTCATGGGCGGCTTTTTCTTCGGATGAAAGTCGCCCAGGTCCAGCGTCATCAGGTAGTGATACAGCGCCGCGACTCCGCCGCGCTCGATCTCTAGATAGACCTCGTCGTAGTATTCCTCGCCGACCGCGGGCGGCGTGTAGATCACGCAATGCCGGCGGTCGTCGTTGTCCAGCGGCAGCGGCTGGTTCTCATTGGACAGGAACACGCCATTGACCTGGTTGCGCTGACGGTAGGCGGCGACGTTTTTCGGATTGACGCGAATCCACTCGCCGCTGATCAGTTCCTTCAATTCGTTTTTGATGTGCCACATTTCGGCCCGGGTGACGACTTCCTCGGCCAGGATGAACAGCTTGCTATCCACCCAGTCGGAATTGAATCGATCCTCGAGGCCGCGTTGGTTCAGCACCGTGGCATAGTCGCCGTAGATCTTGGCCAGGCATTGCCACACCGTTGATTTGCCGGTGCCCTGCGGGCCGTGCATGATGATGGCGCTCGACATCTTGGCGCCCGGATGCTGCAGCGGGTAGGCCATCCAGCGCAGCACCCAGCGATAGAGCGCCTCGCTGTTGGCGTCGCCGCTGCACAGGTAGGCCAGCAGCTCGAGCAGGCGGCTGCATTCGCCCGCCTTCGGTTCCATCGGCCAGCCCTGCCAGGTGTTAAGCTTGACGTCGCGATCATTGCCCGACGGGTCGAACCCCACCTGGTCGAGGTAATACGCGCCCCGCTCGACATACACCGGATGCCGTTTGATGTCGTCGCCGCGCACGCCCGCCGGCAGCAGCGTGATCATCTGCTCGCGCAGCGCGATCTTGTTGGTCCAGGTGTCGAACACATACTTGCCGGTGCCATCGTCCAGCGGCATGAAGCGCGCGACGATGTCGTCCAGCGGCATGACGGACATCGCCCCCCGACGACCCTTGCCGCCGTCGCCTTCCCCGTCCCCTTGATTGCAAAGAGCCGCCGCCGCGGAAGGGGTAAGCACCCATCCCGCGTCGGCCAGCTTCGCGCTGATCTGGATGCGGACGGCGCCGACGCCTTCGCGCACGCGCAGATCGTTGAAATCGCTGTCGCCCTTGCGCTCGCGTGATCGCTCGACGGCAAACGTCGGCTTGACCCACACGCCGCGGGTGGACTGGGCGGCTTCGCTGCACGCCTTGACGCCGGCGTTGCCCTTGCCGTGCGGCTCGCCGCAGTGGCAGCACTTGGCGGTGTCGACCGGCGTGAATTTCTTGCATTCCTTGCAGCTTTGCAGCCAGTCGTCGTCGGCGGCGTACATCAGACGGGCGCGACGCCGCGATTTCTTCCAGATGCCCTCGCCGACCGGCCCGATCCGGTTGGCCTGGTAGGCGACCGCCACCGGCAGATTGCTTTCTTCGTGCAAGGTGGCGCCGGTGGCGAAACCTTCAGCGACGATCCCGATGTCGTGGATCTCGCCGCCGATCAGGGTGTAAAGCCCGTCGTTGATGATGCGCCTCGGCCAGAACTCCTTGTCGGTCTCGCGGCTTCGGATGCGCTCGGCGTGCAATTCGCGCGACAGGATCATCTGCAGGCCGCGCCGCTGCCCGCGATGGTTGACCATCGGCAGCACCAGCGCCCCGCGCAGTTTGCCAAGCAGCTCGTAGTCGTAGCCTTCGGCCTCGGGCAGATGGGTGCCGTCCAGGGCGCCGAGGATGCGCGCGCCGTGGTAGCCGTTCAGGTGCTTGCGGGCTATGTAGTCGTGGGTGTGGTCGGCGTCGGGCTCGATGCAGGCGTGCAGCCAGACGATGTCGGCCCAGGCCGCCGCCAGATCCGCATGGCGCTCGGCATCGGCCGCCGCCTGGCGCTGCGCTTCGGCCTGCGCCTTGCGATGCGCCGCCAGAGCGGCCTCGTCGATCGGCTTGGCTTTGGATTTACCGTGGCCGCAGACCGGGCAGGCTTTTACCTTGAGCGGGAAATCTGCACCGCAGGCCGCGCACTCTTTGTTGATGTCGATCTTGTAGCTGGCATTGCCGTGATCGACCCAATACACGCCGGCGATGTAAAGCTCATCGCGGATTCGGACGGTGTGAAGTTGATAGGCGCCGGTTTGCTTTTTCTGTTCGCCCTCGACGTCGCAGCGGATGGTCTTGACCGAATCCACATACAGCGCGCCAGCCGGCGCACCGCCGCGCGTATTTTTGACCGACGCCAGCAGCAACCCCGCCCCGCGAAGCTGCGCCTCGACGTCGGCAACATTGACCCAGGTCATCGGGCCGACCTCATGGCTTCATCGAAGGCGGTGGCGAACTGGCGGTCCCACTCGCGGCGCACCACGCCGAGCGCCGCCCGTTCGAAGTTGAAGCGCGGCTTGTAGTGCGCTGGCGTATCCTCGAACACGATCACCGGGACCAGTTTTCCGGGGCTTCCTGGCACGCGGCGCCAGATTCCCATCGGCGCCTTGGCCCAGCCGCGGCCGGTCGGCTTGCCGAAGAACAACTGGATCGGCGCCGCGCCCTTGCGCCGGTTGCCGACGCCGAGTTTCTTGGCGATGCCGCGTCCCAGGCTGCCGTCCTGCGCTGATGCCTTCAACTTGTCGATCAGGCCCTTCGGGATATTGCCGAAGCTGTTCAGCTCGATGTTGCCCGGCAGCTTGATGCCGCGCGCCGTCGGCGTCCGCGTCCCGCCGGCGATCTGATATTTCAGGTATCCGGCCTGTCGGTCCATGAATCCGACCACCGCCTGCAGGTTGTCCTTGCGCGCTGCGGTCACGAACATGCCGCGCTTGGTGAACGGCGTCGGCCGGTCAAGTTCGCGATCCATCACCGCCGGCATCGCATCGCGCACCTTCTGAGCCGTGCGCGTCAAGGCCACGGCGGTGGCGAATTTCACCTGTTTTCGCGCCCCAGCCAGATGCGCCAGCGTCTTGTCCAACCCTTGAATGGAAACCTTAATCATCAGCAAACCTTATGCAGTTGCCTATGTTCATAAGCCAAACCCTAGCGCCATCCCGCGCTTTCTCT